GCTGTGGATTGCAGATTGTTCCGTCAATGCAAGTCTGCTCTGCTCTGCTCTGCTCTGCTCTGCTCTGCTCTCAGGATTGTGCTGTGGCAGCGTTCCATTGTCAATAAGCTGTTTTATCAGCTTTTCAGCCTTTTCATTGTTGATGTAATACTTCTCGTCCACATCATCTTCAAGGTAATCTTTCAACTTCTTTTTCAACGGTATCGGCTGTGGGAAATGGTAGTTATATTCTCCCAAAAATGAAAACATGAAGCATCTTTCACGGTTCTGTGCCACTCCGTAGTTCTTTGCGTTTAAGTCCTGCCAGTAACTTACATATCCAAGACTTGTCAGAAAATCAATCCAGTTTTGAAAATCTACCATGTTTGCATCGGCATGAACTTGTGGCACGTTTTCCATGAACAAAATCTGCGGTAACTCACCGCCACCATCTATTATCTCTTTCAGAATACGCTCCACTTCCCACAAAAGACCGGACCTTGTGCCACTACCTTTTTTCATGCCTGCTTGTTTCCCGGCAACCGATAAATCGGTGCATGGAAACGAGTAAGTAAGTAAGTAAGTGAAGGCTTCAGTATCGCAGATATTCAAATCATCCGCATGAACCTTTGTTATGTCCATTGTAGGAAAATCTGTGCCATGCACCGCATTGTAGCTTGTTACAGCATACTTATCAAACTCAACAACTCTGTAATGCTCAAATTTTGCGCCGATTCTTTCCAGTGCCATTGCCTGCGAACCATATCCGGCAAACAGTTCTATCAGCCTTATAGGCTTTGTAATTCGTATCGGTTCACGTATAATGTCAAAAATGCTCATCTGAATCATGGCATCACCTCCGGCATAATATCAGATAATCGCATTTGCGCCATTTCTGCATCTAATCTCTTTTTGGACAAATCATAATAATGTTTATCCAGTTCAAAGCCAACATATGGATGGTTGGTTCTGTAGCAGGCTATCAAGCTGCTGGCACTGCCTACATGAGTGTCCAAGATAATGTCTCCGGGCTTTTGTTTCATATTTTGCTGAAGCATTCCGTTCCACCTATATTTAATCCTCCTTACTGCAGTACTGAACGAAGTCCATGCAAGTTCACAATCAGCAAAATCATTATTTCCATTATCTTTATCCCAAACAATCCAACAACTACTATCAAACGGCATTTTGCTTATAAAATGATTTGCCCCAAAAATAATCTGATTTTTTGACACTCTAAACAGTTCATCGAAATATTTTTCGTTTGGTGGATTTATATCCATTCCGCTAAAACTCTTGTAATCCTTTGCTTTTGCCAGTTTACCTCTTGTATGGTTTTTATCCCCATTTTCTCCAATCCCATACGGTGGATCCACAATCGCAAGGTCAAAGTAAGCATCCGGGAACTCTTTCATCCCATCCATGCAATCCATGTTGTAATATCCAAAATCCATTACGGCATCACCCCCGGAATATCCTCAAAACTAATCTGATTATCTCTTTCAAAGACAATCATCTCATTTTTGGCTCTCTGATAAAAGTTGCGGTCAATCTCAAATCCGAATGCACTTCTTCCGATCTCTGCTGCTGCTCTTAAGGTACTACCGCTGCCACAGCAAGGATCAATCACTACATCACCGGGATCCGTAAAAATTTCTATCAGTTTTTTTAGCACTGCTACCGGCTTCTGTGCCGGATGGATCTTCGGTACATCTTTTCCGTCTTTCTCCCAGCTGAACCAGTTAAAAATCATTTTCCCAGTGCCACGGATCGTCTTTCCGTCCTCGTCAACCTTTGCACCGTTCCGGAACTTCGGCAGCTTGTCACGGTAGAACACAAGAGCATATTCAGTAGCACCAACCACACGCATATTTGCCTTAAGCACCTGCGGACTGTAATTTTTAACAAATACCAACGGTATGTAATGGACGAATCCATGTTTATAGGCGGCATCAATCAGCGTAGGCATCTGTTCAAAAGAGCAGAACACGATCATGCAAGGACTGTTGCTACTTCTTCCCCTGGTAACGCTATTCTTGTCTTCTTTTTTCAGCATCTTTGAGCAGAAATGGAAATACTCATACAGATTGAAGTTGAAATCAGAATTGAATGCCGCCTTGCCTGCCAGCTTGCTTTCACCGTTCTTATTATCCCCGCCGTTGTACCACATAGGGTTACTTCCGTAGAAGTTCTTGCCTACATTATACGGGACATCTGCAATGATAAGCTGTGCCGGAGGTATGGCATATTTCTTATAGTTCTGCATTGAATCTCTGTAAATCTCACATTTTAATTTTTTCATTTTTCAAGGAGACCGCATATGCTTCACTCTGCGCAGAGTCTCGGCTCCTTTCTTGGTTTTATCTAACTATCGTTTCTGCTTGTTCCTTGTACATCTTCCCCGCCATCTGCACCAGGTAGTGCTGTAAGGCTTCTGCAACGCTGATTCTGTGCTTGGTGCAATATCTGTCAACGTACCTCTTAAAGTCCGCATTATCGGCATACAGGGCGGTGTAATCAATGTTCTGCATCCGGTGCCTCCGCTACTCTTACTCTGATGGTTTTACCGTCAACATTGTACTGGATCTCTCCGGTATACTCCGCACCAATAAAACCTACTCCCTGTTTTTCTAAATCCTGCAAAGATTTTCGTACCTGATTCATTATTAAAGTTTCAATGTGTGTCATCTGCTCCACCTGCCTTTACAATCTCCAACAAATCATCTACCAAATCCTTGACTTCATACATCATCATAGTGTCGTAGGATTTTGACTGCTGCTCTTTTGTCTTATTTCCATACTTCGTACAATCTTTCAGGAATGCTGTGCGTTCTTCCAACTGATGCAAAACTCTGTCCGGGTCGTAGGCGGTCGGCTGCTCATTCACTTCATCAATAATGCTATTAGTAACATCGTAGGCTGTCATATATCCGCAGATAGCTTCATTTGTCGCTCTTTCTTCTAGTACTTTAACCAATTCGCCTTCGTCAATCATTTTTCCCATCGTTCGCCCTCCTGTTCCATGCTTTAATAGCATAGTTATAATTCAGATAGCCAACCGTTCCGCAATTACATTTCGTACATTTTATCCCCCAATAGGTATCGCCCAATATTGTCGTTTTAACTGCTTGTTTTTTTGCTTCTCCGCCGCAAAACGGGCACGGCTTTAATTCTTCACTCATACTTCATCCCTCCAATCTAATTTCTGACCACAATTCTTGCAATAATCATATCTGTCATGTGTTTTCAGCCATTCATCAAGGATTTGTTCGTCTCTATGCTTTTCAAATACCGCTATTGCATCTGCCAGAAAGTCGGTCTGGGCAAACCATTTCAGATCGTCAATCACTTTCCACGGGTTATCGCCAGATACATTCATACAAACTTCATGTAACCTTTCCATTTGATCGCAGTCTTTATATTTTTCCTCTATTTCTGCGATAGGAGATTTTAATGCGTGATAATTGCGAATGTGAACATAATTGAAGTATGCCGAGGAATATTCCCCTACTTCATACTCTCCGGGTTCAAATGTGTGGTTTTGCATCACGATCTGCAAAGCAACTGGAAGTTCGATAATGAGCATTTCGGCTTTTTCAATATCCTCAGCAGCGTATTCTCCACTTTCTTCATCGCAGTGCCATCCCATGATTTCACACACATTTGTTGTGGGGCCGCTGTTCCCAAATGGTCTTTTAACATCTATTGCCGGTCTATACCTATCCTCAGAATCTATTAAAATAGAGATTCTAAAATTAAGGTCTGTCATAATCTTTATGTGCTCCGGTTTTAATTCAAAACTTGGCATATCAACCTACCTCCGTTTCATTCCTCTGACTGTCTACTTCTCTCTTGCTTCCAACAGGCTATTAAATGTAAATCCTTCACTTATACATTAATCCTCGAATTTCATGTATTCTTCCATGTTCTCCGGTGTGATGTTTCTCCCAATCATAGATTTGCAGATTTCTACTGATTTCCGGCATTCCTCCACCGTACCTATCTGCCGGTACTGCTGAACTTCTTCCAGTGCCTTGATTGCCATCTCGTAACCTTGGATTTCGTTTTTTCTCTCGTAATTCTGTATACACATTTTGGCTAAATCAATAGATGTCTCAAGTTCTTTGATTGCTTCATTCTCCGTCATGGCTGACCTCACTTTCTTTCTGCTTTCAACCACTGCTCCACCTCTGTCACAGAACACATTGCAACACCGCCCTCTATGGTCTTTGCGCTACCCTCATCATATGTTTCGATTGAACAAATGAAATCTAAAAGTTCCTCGTCCGTCATGCTCCTGATCCGGTCTGCGTTGGTCTTTTTATGTAAAAATGCTTCTAATACCGGCAGCCATTCATTTGCAAAGGAAAGATGCTCCTTGCTTTTTCCAGAATACACAATCAGAGGATTTGATATTCCCATCTTACTTGCTATCAATACTTCATATGGATTCTTTGACAGCGGGAGAATTTCCCAGCCGTCCTTTATCAGCCAATTTTTAAATGCTTCCAATTTAGAAATGTGTAATGTATTTCTGTTCGCCATTATTTTCCCTCGCTTTTCCGGTACGGTTCCGGCAGTGGCATCCAGGCTACAATATCAATACCCTCGTCAACCAAATCAATGCTATATTCTCCGTATTCTTCGAGATAATCAGTGCAAACACTTGACCACCAGTACCATTTCCCATTGCAATAAACAGCAGAATTTGCAAATGGAACATCCTTTATGTCTTTGTAATACGGGTCCGGGTTTCTATTTATCCATGTTACATTAACTGGAACACAGTCTTCCGGCAGTCTCTCGCTTACCGGAATCCACACTGGCTGATTCTGCAATGCGGTGATTGCCATTTGTAATGCATCCTCACAACAATGATCCACTCCTGTTTGTCCATACAATGGACATTCTTCGCAAACCTCTGAGTACCGTTCACTCTGAGCCTTTAAGCAGTAAATAACTTCTTCTCTCTTCATTCCGCACCTTCCATTTCTGCCAGCTTGCTTTCGGCTTCCTCATGAGTAAAGAATACCGATTTATTAATTTCGCAAATGCTGCAATGTTTAGCTACGCTTTCACGTATGTAGTACGCTTTATCACTACAATTCTCGCAAAATCCTCTAAAACACATTCCAGACCGATTACTTTTGTTTTTTCCACAACAATACTCAATAGAATACACTGGTGTATCTTCACTGATTGGCAACCGCAGTAGCAATCCCTGCTCCTCGGCATCCTCATAGGCTGCCAGCTTCTCTATTGCGCAATATCCTCCATCGCAATTTGTATATTTATCATTCGGCTTTTCTTCAAAGCACTGATAAAATGTTCTTAATCCATTTTCACCGTGATTCTCCTTTACCAAAATTCCATCAGCAGTTCTTTCTGTCAGTCTCTCCATCATTGATCCTTTCCCATTCCTTCATGACTTCTCTTTCTCTTTTCCATTTGTCGATCCTGTACTTGATGTTATCTTTCACAATGTTTACCAATATAATCATTCCAAAGATTATCCATACAAAAACCAACAATGCGATCAATACCACTCCAACCATATCTGATAAAGTCACGATAAACTTCATCTTGCATCCACTCCTTTCTCACACTCTTAAAAACTGCTTCGGTATCGGCACTCCGTTTCGGTCATAAAAAGTAAAATCTCTGTACTGGTAATGCCGGTTACTCCCCACCAACCGGAAAAATGTCGGTCGGCTTTCTGAGACTTCCAACAGTCCATCCACAATATTCGGGTAGCTGTCATTGTCATTCTTCACGGCATATATCTTCATGGTTCTCACTTCTTCCTGCATGTATCTTTGGTTTCTCCGACATTGCCGGATAGCTGCACTCATACGGCTTCGTGCGTCCGATTCTAATAGCATCAGCAACCGGATGTGTAGCCATGTAGAGTAAGTCACCGTTCTGAAAGTTTCCTGTTCCCTCTCTCATACAGCTACACTCCTTTTTCCGTATGTACTTGCGATTCTGTATACATTGCAAATTTCTCTGTAATATATTTCCTGTGCATGGATATGAGCATCCACACGGTCAAGTTCCGTCTCACACCACTTTGCAAATTCTTCTGTGGACAATGGTGTCTCTGAAACATCGAATTTCTCTCTGTTGTCAATCACAAAACGCACCATGTCAACTGGGATGTGGTTCAAATCCGCAAGAATCTGAATCTGTTTGTCCTTGTCCTCTGCTTTTTCATAGTTCGCCAACAGTTCATATCCTGTCATCTGCATTTATATCACCTCTTATCAAGTTTGATTTCTTTGTCGTAACAACTCTTTTTCGGATTTCCCTCTACTGGGGAAACCATCTTTTTAGGGTCTGTAGTGTATGATCCGTTTAGTTTCACACCTATTTTGCTTTTTTCGTCCATATAGCATGACGGCTTGTAACGATCCGGTGGAATGTAGTTGTGAATGCGCCAGTGTTTTACAAGCATAACACCACTATCGAAAGATAAAAGGAATCTATTGTCTATCAAGGATTTCAAATCATCTTCTGAAGCACCGCACATCCTTATGATTTTCCGTGGGTTGTTTACAAATCCGTCATCATCAGCGTTCATACAGATATGGAAATAAAGCATTTGAGCCGTAGCAGGAATATCCAAAAAAGCATCACTCTCAATTATTTTTGCGCTGAACATTCTTTTTTCTGCCATTTAGAACTCCTTACTCAAAAATAGGCTTCTCAATATAGATCCCGGTATTTTCCACCAGTTCTCTCCATAAATCCATGAAATCCTTTCCGTTGCACTTGTCTCCAGCTTTGTCCATGTGGTCAGAAAACTTATCCTTGAAATTCGTCAGCTTCTTCTTACCAAATCCATCTTCCATAAGGATCACCATTCCATATAGGATGTACCTTGTGGACAACTCATTGATAAGATTGTTGCATCTGACCTGTTCCTGGATGCATTTCTGCGCTACAACCGACTTGTAATGCGGATAATCAGCTTCGGTAAATTCCTTGTACTTAATCGTCCAGTCTGCAAAATCGTTAAGCCTGCTCTGTAACTCCGTATAAGGCTCATTCTCGTACTTTTCGTTGTACTCTGTGAATTTACCGCAGAAGTCGGAAAGTTTCGTCTGTGAGTACTTGTAGTCTTTCCACAAGGTATAGCAGAAGAGTGTAAGTATTCCGGTGAATGGACTTCTCTCCGCAGACTGCTTCAAAAGTTCTGTCTGCCGCATGATTTTTAAAATTTCCTGCGGATTGTCATATCGTTTTGGCATTTTATGTATCACCTCCAAGTTCTGTGATTTATCATTTTATCTTTATATAAAACGGAATAATAAAATGATATAAAATAGGATGATGTTTTTTACTTCCATAAAATCTGCAAAGGTATACATTTTTACTAATCTTTTTGTATATAAAATTGCATTTTTCCAATTCACTAAACTCTTGCCTTGATATTTTAAATTTGGTTTCTTTATAAATTGAAATAGGATAAATAAACACCACGAGAAAAATCATAGGAGCAAACAAAATCCATAATGCTTTGCTTTCCATAAAGCAATCTATAATTCCAACTGATTCTAAAATAAAGAAGCAAAAACTAATAAATATCCAAGCAAAAATTGCACCATATATGTATTCCATATTCATCTCCTATTTAACCAACTTCTATTGCTCCAATCTCAAATAAATGTGCTTCAATGTCTTCCACAAGGCAACTTCCGTCACACTCTGCATCATCATAATTAACTGTCTGTTCCAAGATATTAAGCACATATGGTGATTCATACTGCTTTTTCAACAATTCCATTGTTTTCAAAAGAAGCAATTCGCTTCTATTTTCTTGCTGAATAATATCCTTAAGAAGTTGGTTCATGTGCTTTATTAAAGCAATTGTTCCCAAAAGATTTTGCTGTCTCAGCATCGGAATCACATCGTCAACTCTTCTTTGGATGTCAAGGGAATCATAATCACTGCTGTTCATTGCTTTCACCGTCCTTTTCTCCATGCAAAAGTTCCATAAACCGAACAAATTGTCTTTTTGACACGGAATTGTTCTGCTTCTCAGGCTTCAAACTGATGACTAGATGCTTGTCGGCTATGTTCGACAGTTCCCTTGCAAGGTTGATTTTGCCTTGTGCCAGTCCATCACGGTAACCTTTTCCCGGTCGGTACTCTGCGATCTGCTTCTTGCCATCACCTTGACCACCGGCTGTTTTGTTGCGAAGCTGATAACCCTCGTCCGCATAACGCTTAATCCAGTACTGCTCCCACTTGTCCAGTTCTCCTACCGGATAATGTAAGAATCCGATTTTCCAACCGTATATATTTTCCACAGAATATAATCCGTGACTTTTAAGAGACAAATCAATGTGCTGGTATCCGTTAAGGTGTCCAGACAGTCTCTGCAAGATATGTACCGCCTGTCCCACATACGCAAATCGGAAACCATCCTCGTCTGTTCTTGTCAGAAAGTAAATTCCACTTCCATCATCCACGTGTGGATTGACCGCCAGTACTCTCTCACGGTGCTTTCTTTCACGGTTCTTCGCTTCAATAGCTTTCGCTTTCTGAATGTTCTTCCAGTTACTCAAAACGGGCACTCCTTTCCATTCCGTAAAATCCATTCCTTGCCTGCTGCCGCATAGTCCACATTCGCCAATGGAACAATCTTTTTTACCTCTGCGACACATTCTTTGGCATCAGAATTATCACGGCTTAAATGGCACAATATGACGTTCTGCAGGGCATCTGATTTGTTCGCAATGACAAATTCTTTTACCGTTTCCAGTTCCATATGACCACGGTACACATGGGATTTCTTAGCATCGTTGGAATCCTCTGTAATGTACTTCTTCTGATAGTTGCATGAAATAAGGATGTGGTTTACTTCATGAAACCGCCACTTAACAAATTCCGTGTCAGTTACATAAAGCAATTTTCCCATTTCCGGGTGAGTAATCAGGAATCCATAGCAAGGGCATTCTGAACCATCAGCGTTGGTATGTGTCCACTTACCATCCAGTGTCGTAAGATCAAATGCCATTATTTTTCCACCAGTAAACCCTATTTCCATAGGTTCTAAACTCTCATATGGCTTAAATACTGGTATTCCCATGTGTTCAAGGTCTGATACGGATAATGAGTGGTCTTTGTGCGTATGGGTGCATATCGCACCCACAACACACTTAACATTCCAGTTAAGACCACGTTTTATGTCCATGATAGAAAGTCCTGCATCCAGTAAAAGCGTTTCGCCGTTATCTGCCGTTAGAAGATAGCAGTTACCGGAAGAACCGGAGCCTAAACATTTCAGTTTCATGTTTCTACCTCAATTTCGTCATCGTTCGGAAACTGAAATATGCAGTTATTTACATATTCAACTTTTGATGGCTCATTGTTCATGGTTTGAACTATAATTCCACTATTTTTCAATTTTTCAAACTGTTTTACCACATCTTCTGTAATTTCAACATTTTGAAAAAGAATCGGCATACTAACGTATGCTTTTCTAAGCATTTCCATAGCTTTCTTTGCTTTTTCTGCGGCGGAATATGTAGCAACAACACCCTGCGCAATTTCTGATGGTCGGGCAATGGTATCTCTTATTGCAACAATGGAATTATCTTCTATAATTCCAAAGACAAAATTTTCATATGGAACATCAATCGCCCCATCCTGCGATATAACTCTCATGGCAACCTCCCTACTTAAAGCAATCCGGTGTCTCTGCGCTGGCAATGTCCGTCTCTGCCGTCTGCGGTACTTCCTTGAAAGAACCTTCCACAAATTCTATTGAATTAGCATTCTCCTTAATCTCTTCCTGTGCTTCCTGGTAAGTTTCATCCATCTGCAAAATAGACTGTGAAGCAATGGAATTAAAATCTTTAGGATACTTCTTGATGGCATTGTTACGCATTTTGCGAACGATCATGCTCTCCGGTGTATCAAGCCATGCTGCGGAGATATATGGTCTTGCTACCTCGCAATTCAGCATATCTTCAAGAGTTGCGCACTTGCGAAGTTCAGAAAAAATCTCTTCTTTCTTCGCTTCAATAGCTTTTTTCTCCGCATCCGTTGCATCATATCTGGTCTTCTTGCCACCTTTTACCAGTCCGAATGTCTCGTTCATCATATTATTTCTGATATGCGCAAAAAGATTAGTTTTTACTCCTTCTCTTTCTGCAATCAGATACTCTGTTTTCCCATTCTCCATTTCCACAGGGTAAACAACACGGATTACTTTCTGCGATTCTCCTTTTTCTTCCCATTCCGGAGGAGTCATTTCAATACCCTTATGTTTCGGATAAACGAAAATGTCTCCCTCTTTTACAAGCCACACAGGATTCACTTTCTTTACACCGACACCAAAATTGCGAAGAATTGCATCGTTTCCGTCACCTTCGATACCCATTTCCACTTCTTTGTACCAAGAGCCATCTGCCGCCTGTTTGCTCCTTAACTGGAAATAACATTCTCTTGGAACCGCATTCGCATTCAGCTTAAGGCTTGAAACCTGTCCAATAACCTGTCGCAGATTTGAACCGTTCAGATTGCTCATATTTGCCTTGCTAGATGTCACAAGGTTATATATGGCACTCATAGATGCCATTACGCATTGCTTTGAATAATCATCAAACTGCAACCCATGTTCAGAAAAATCACGCTCCATAAGTCCAGTGTACTGATTTGCAAAATATGAAAGTTGTGTGTTAAGTTCCTGCTTCTTTTCGTCTGCCATGTTTCTACCTACCTTTCTACTTTCTTAATTCCTTTAATGTCAATGATGAATACCTGGGTTGTCTTGGGATTCTGAATAAGTACAAGTTTTCTTGACATTTCATCATGCTTCGCAATGTTCAAAACCTTTGCAACCATTCCATCTTCAACAGAAGCTTCATAAACAAAATTTTGCCTATAATTTCCAAGTCCACTCCATGTATCGTATGTTGAATAGCAATGACCTCTATGTGTTACCTCTACCATGTCACCGACATGGATTTCATTTTCATTCTCTTCCTGCGCTTTCTCTTCCGGTTTGTAGTTTTCAAGGACAACGTACTCTCTGTGCCATGCCGATGTAACTGGTGTTCCATCTTTCTCGATTACAACTCCAGGTTTACTTGTAGAAATAACCTTAAATATATCTCCGTTTTTATAGGGAATAAGATAAGGATGCGCATCCACAATCTTGACGTACTCACCTACTTTAGCTTTTCTCTTCACCTCCCTGACACCGTTATCAATCTTCACATCTTCGCCCATCAGCCTATTAAAAGCCAACTTAGCACCAGTACGGAAATCAAATTCATCAGCCGGATTGCATTTTGCTTCTGCTTTCTCGCCAGTGGACTTGTCCAGCGCAACTACTTTGTTGTCATTGCGGTAGATGACAATAGTTGTGTCTACTTTTTCTAAAGCGGCAGAGAATATAGAACCTATTTGGAAATGTTTTAAACCAATGCTTTCCCCAACTACATCTTTGTAAAAAACAGTGCCACCACTGATTTCTGTGATTTCAATTACTGCATCATTGTCTGCAAAATATCCGCTTTTGTATCTGTCTCCAACCTTAAATTTATGTTTTTCCATATTATTCTTCCTCGCTTTCCGGCTCATTCATAAATCCACTTGCAACTCCCTGATGCACTGTCACATCAGCTTTGTAAATCTCCTTGATGCTTCTAGGCATCACATGGAATGTCACATCTGTATCAGCAATCTTTCCTTTGAATTTCAAGGCTCCACGGTCTGAAAGTCCCAGGTACACACCCACGCAACACTTGTCATCAAAATTGAATATCACGGTGTCACCGGCATTGATTGTTTCTCCTCTTGTTGTCAGAACAGAAATTACTGTCTCTTTCTTAATCTGCATTTTCCGCAGCTCCTTTCTTTATCTTATCTGCAAATAATTTTGTGGTAACTTTTGCTCCAAATTTGGCAAAAGTAATTATCATAAGTGGGTTTTCTTCAATTAAAGAATCAAACGGCTCTTCTTCCATTGTTTTTACTATTGCTCTGCACATTTCATCAGCAGAAATCTCAACTTTTTTATCCATATCATAATCATCATTAGGCATTAGGTACTTCCTCCACTTTCAAACTCGCATCATCACTTCTTCGGAACATAATCAACTGACTGTCAACATCAGGAATCTTCCAAGGGTCAAGGCTTTCGGTATCGTCAACCATGATAGGCAATTCCACACCACACCGCTTCTGAAACGCATTGCAAATGTCAATCTCCGTCAGAATCCTTGCTCCGTGGTTCATGTTCCGGCTGTAAGGCTCTCCACGGTATGTAAAGTCACAACATTCTTCCGTGTCACCATTCACAAGAGGTCTGAACATCCGCACAGTGCAGAAGCAAAGATACTTGTTCACATCAGCTTCCAACAGTTCGTTCTTCTTCCGGCTGAATTTCTTTAACAGGTCAAGCTGTGCCTGCACATCCGTAATCTTCTGTGCAATGTTCTTGCGCTCCTGTTCCAGTTCTGTGATACGCTTATCCACACTCTCGTTAATGCTTACACTCGCCAAAGACTTATCAACCACAGAAATATCATTGCGGATCTGCTCTTCATCACCTTTTAACTGGATTCTGAGAAGATTCATGTCAGTGAATTTGTTCATGGAAGCTTCTTTCTCAGCAATCTGTGACTGGATAGCTTTGTATTCTTCTGTGTTGGAAATATCCACGCTTGCCGGAATGGAATTTAAGACATTATCAGCAATGGCAATCTCTTTTTCCAACCGTTCCACTTCATCCTCTGTCTTTTTCAGTTCCTCACGCTTATGCTCCAGTTCTGCCTGATCCGCTTTGATATGGTCAGCGCAGGAAGAACCCTCTTTGGTAATCAGTTCCAATTCATGTGCCTTATGCGTATCAAACTCCGTTCTTAACTGCTCTTTCTTCTCTTCCGGATATTCCTGCCCACAGTAGGAGCAAATCAGAGAGTTTTCATCAAATTTAAGGCTTTTATTCAAATCCCAACTCTTCTTCAATTCCTGTCTCTTCTGTTCATACTGTGCGATACGATTTTCCAGTTCCGTGATCTCTTCACGAATGGTATCTGCCTTAAGCAACTCTTTCTGATGCTCATTCTGAATCTGATTCAGGGTTGTGCGCTTCTCTCTTCTGTCCGCATCCAGTTTTTCATTTGCTTTCTGCTGTAATGCACTCAACTGACCTTTTAACTCAATGATTCCATCAGACAGCTTATCGTAGGAAATCATGCTGTTCTGCGTATCTGTCTGCTGCTTAATGTTCTCTGACAGCTTATCCAGTAAAGCTTTCTTTTTCAGTTCCAAATCCGCAAAGTCAATATCCACTCTCTGACGGCTTACCTCGTCAATTCGACTCGGAATTTCATCTAACAGGTCCTGCAAGCCTTTAGTTCCATTTCTTCCCCTTGTGCCGTACAACTGCGTATTGCAACACTTTTTCAGTTCGTCAACCGTTCCGTCCTGCAGAACAGTCCTTAATGCTTCAAACTCCGGAAATTGATTGCAAATGTCATCATTACTGTGCTGGCCAAACATATCAGCAAGAATTGCTCTCTGATCCGTGCCACATTTCAGCAGAAGTGTCATGGCATTGATGCAAAGCGAAAACTTATCTTTTCCGCATACACTCTCTTCCAAAAATGCTTCAAAATCTGCTGCCTTTTTTGGAATATCATTCACATAGTAATCCGTGACATTGCCGGTAAACTCGCCTTTCTTATTGAAGTTCTGACGGCATACTTTTTTCAGAACCTTGTCTGTACCGTCAATCTCCACGGTAACTTCTTCGGTAATATCTCCGTCAATGTCATTGCCGTCCTTATCGTGCGGTCTGATTCCGGTAATTTCTCTGCCGTTCTCGTCACGGCATCCAAAAATATACTGAATTGCTCTTTTGATTGTGGACTTACCGGTTTCATTCACCCCGGAAACCTCTGTCCGGTCGTATAAATCAGTGTCCACTACGTTAGAACCATAGAATTTGCAGAAATTCTGCAAAAAGATGTGTTTAATCCTCATTGTTCCTATCCTCCCAAAGATATAAATACAGTGAATTTACAAACATATAGATTGATACCGGCTTGTCTGTCTCATTGATCTCCTTGTACAGCTCTGTGTTTGGGTTCATCTTATCAACAACCCACTTGATCGCCCGGTACACGCTTTCCTTGGTTGTGCTGTGTTCCTCTCCGATAATCCGGTAGATTTCAGAAAGTCTTCTGTTCCGATTCTCAAACATCAGCGTTTCGACCTCGATGATGTACTGGAATCCCGGCAAGTACTGTTTTAGCCCCAGTTCTACCAAGATTTTTCTTATCTTCCTTTCCATTTCCTCACTCCTCCGGCTTTCAGTCTTCTGTTACGTGGATCATGTTGTCCTCTTCGCTGATATACAAGATTCCTGCATCTAACAGTCTCGCAATCAGAATCTCATTCGCACGGACGATGGGGATAATTTGTCGCTTCTGCATGAAAATACTCCTTTCTTAACCATTTTTTCTTCCCGGTATTGCGGTTTACAATTCTGTAATAGAATGCTGTTTCACGGTCAACTTCCCATTCTTTCGGACTGTAAAATATCTTTCCGATGCACCCTTTGACGGTAAACCGCTTTTTGGCACTCATACGGTGTCCTCCGCAAGTTTTCCTTGATTCCACCATGAGGAACCACAAACGCTGTTCCTTGAAAAAGAAGTAGCACCATTAGTCCATACAAATATTTTCCCATCTTCAAATTTTGCAAAGTATCTAGGTTCCCAAGGGTCACTGTCGGAATCTCTTACGTACACTTTTGTATCCACCGCCACGTTCGACCAGTCAACAACAGGTTCTACATATTCCTGTTCTAACCATTCCCTAAATTTTTTTCTGCATTGGTTGCAACTGCTCCATGCGCAATCCTTGCAATTAATAGCAAAGCAATCGCTCAATCTTCCTTCCTTATCAACAGTTATTTTAATGTCATTTACAGCCATATTAATAATCTGTTCCGCATACTTCTCTCTGTTCGTCATTTTTCATTCATCCTTTCCAGTTCTGCGCTCCTGGTTAATATCCAGTCTGCGTAATCACTTAATTCTGTCTTTGTAGCTGCGTTCTTCTCACCGTGGTAAACCATGAGGGCAATTCCTACATCACAGTACTTTTCAAACAATTCCGATAAATAGTCGGCTCCCACATGGATATTACCGTCCACAGAGTAAATATCCGTAACTCCCAAACGCTCCATGCGGTCTTTGTGCCATCTGTCAGAAATCTGCATCAGACCTTTGCAACCGCCACTTTCCACATCCGGTCTGCCGGAAGATTCTTTCTCGATCATTGCCATGAGCAGTTCCGGGCAGATGCCGTATTCCTCACCGTACTTTACACACGATTCCTGCGCTTCCTCGGAGATGAAACTGCCGGCTGGCTGTGCCGTGGATGTAAATGTGATGGAGAGTGCTATTATAATAGGAAGAAACAGCTTTATTGTTGTTCTCATGCGCTTTCCTCCTCGATAGGTTCAATGCCAATCTCTTTCAGCTTGTTGTATAAGAACATCCTGCCTTTCTGTGTCCATACGGTAAGTGGCTTTGTTCCAGTACTTCCGTCATGTTTAACATAATCATTTGTCTTTGTTCTCACATAACCCTTTCCCTGGAAGTCTGCATACAATATCCACTGGTCACCTACTTTTCTCTGAATGCCGGCTGTTCTTAAAACTGAATTGAACCTCACCGCACTCATTCCGTAGTCCTGCGCAATCTGTGTGACAGTCATGCAGTCGTTGGATGAAAGAATCTTGTCCACATAGTCAACTTTTGGTGTCATATCGGTAATCACGGCATCCATCTGTTGCACCGTGGTCTGCAACTGCTTAACCTCTTCCTCTTTCTGTGCAAGCATCCTCTGTGCTTCGACAACCGCCAGTGCAATCAATTCCTGTCCAGTAGGGATATGTGCCTTAATGGAATCTTCCATTTCGTGGAAACGGTCAATGTACTTTGCCGTAAATTCTGTTCCCCTAACTCCGGTCATCTTATGTGCTATGAACTCGCAGCCTTTCTTCGTTACCATGTAGCAAGGCTGTGTCTTGTTTTGGCTGTTTTGATAGGTACTTTCTGTAAAGAAATCGGACTGTCCAAAATTGGCTCGTCCTAATTGCTCAACATAAGTGCGTATATCTCTTAGCAGTTTGCTGTGCTCTTTACCTACCATTTCCGCTACTTCCACGGAAGATATTGTTTTCTGCTCTAATTCGTTCATTGTTCTCCTTTCTGTGGTATACTCTCCTATAAGGAGGTGATAGTTTGGTATACAATGGTTTTTGCGATAAGCAAAATAAAAATTACTCTGTTGAATTTTCTTCCATAAATGCAACCTCTAAAGAGGATTTAAGTAGAAAAACCATAAATGGAAGATTGAATTGTATTTATGCAGGTTTGACTGGATGTTGCGACCATCCTAACCAATGCTCAATTCTCAAAAACATCAACAAGTAATGGAATGGCTCTCTGAAATATGGGAGCCTATTCTTTCGAAAAGCTGATAGGAATTTCTCTGCTCCTAAGCTTTATGCTTTCGATTTCTCCTAACCCATCCTGCATAATCCGCAACACTCTCATATCCGTTGCAAGATTAAGTGCATTAAGGTCAAGTGTCAGAGTAGGCACGTCATCCCCAACCCCTTGTTTTAGTGTGAAGCTTCTCACACCGTTGATTTTGTGACCGTCAATGAGGACTTCTGTAAAAATCCCCTCTTCACCGTCACACTGGTGAATCTCAATTTTTGATGTTTTCACTCTTCTCACCTCTCTCGGCAAATTCCTCCGCCATTTTTTCTTTTTCACTCATTCAATTAACTCCCTATTTGTGGTATACTCTCCTTATTCTGATATAAGGAGGTGAATTACATTGGATTCCAAAGAATACGCATCCGCTTACGCTATTGCTAAAATTTGTGGATATACCGGAAGTTTTGATGATTTTAAGAACCTGTACACCCAATACTATTCAGAAATCTTCAATTCTTTACCGGAAGAAAAACCACAATTAGCAAAAGCCGAAGCAATTAGCAATCCTTTCCAAATCCAGAGCCGTTCCTAAAAGGCGAAATGGCGGTAAGTACTTTGATAGACAAATCAATATTTGTTTCTTCGATTTTCTTATCGCCATCTATAATGCTTTTGTAGTCATCAATAATATTCATGGCAATGTGCTGTGCCATCTCGTCAATTCCAACAAAACGTGAATCAGCTTTCTGAACTATATTTGCTTTACCATTTTTGTCTAATACCACATATCTCTGTTTTTCCATGTTTTTACCTCCCTATTCCAGTAACTCGTCTACTTTTACTCCAAGGACTTTTGCAACAGCCTTTAAATTGTCAACTTGCGGAGCAGATTCATTCCACTTTCGGATAATTCCATTGCTCAATCCGGCTTTCTGCTCCACTTGATAAATATTTGTTCCTTTCTTATCACAAATTTCCTTGATTCTGTCGTAACAATTCAATCTATCACTTCCTTTCTCTTGATTTAGGAATTTAGAGAAAAACTTGACAAAATTTAGAGAATGTTCTAATATAGTAACTGCCAAGAAACCACAGAGAACATTTTTAAATTTAGGCTTTCCTCTAAATCCTAAATTTATTATATAGAGTGTTCTCTATTTTGTCAAGCATATTTTTAGAGTATCATCTAAATTTTAGGAGGACACTATGACTACGGTAGAAAGAGTAAAATCTATATGTAAAGAAAGGGGAATAGCAATTTCTAAATTAGAGACTTCTTGCGGATTTGGTAATGGATATATAAGAAGTTTAAAAAAGGGAGTTATCCCGGATGACCGTATAGAAGTAATTGCGAATTTTTTAGGAGTTTCTATTGAATTTTTGCTGACTGGTAAAGAAGACGGGAAAAAATATTCCGAAAAATACGCTAGATTAGTTTATTTTTTAAGAAACGATCCCAATATGGAAGATTTATTGATTAAGTACTACAATCTTTCTGAGCAAAAAAGAAGTACTGCATTTTCCGCATTTAAAATGATAATCGGAGGTGCGGAATGAAGAGAAAAATAAAAGATTCTAATGATTTTTTTGGCTATTTAATATCAATAAAAAATAAAGACAACAATGTTGTATTAGGTAGGATTTCAAAAGATTATGGTGATTCTGCCATAGATGATTTTATTGATTACATAAATGAACTAGAAGAAATGAAATATATAAAAATAAATTCATTAGAAGACATACATATAGTAAAAAGTAAAGAGCATAATTACATAAGTCCTTTAAAAAAAATTATTGATTATATAGGTCCAAAACTTGTTTACGTTTTAGTGTACTTTATGGGATTATGCTCTCCAATATTTACAGAATATTTAAAGAAAATATTAGGTCTATCTTAAGAAATAATTTGTTAATAATCCTAAAAAGTAAATCAAAATTATTAACGCCCAATTTATTTTTTTTCGATTTTTCATTTTTCCCCCTCTATATCAGAGACAATGACATAGACATATTTCAATATGTCATTGTCTTCTATTCCAGATAGTATTCTTGCAATTTCCTCTCTGTAAAATTCATTGCTTTCGTTCATTGTAACCACACCCCTCTCCCCTTTAATTCTCCGCAGAATCTAAAGTAGCGATACATCAAATTATAGAACATATGTTCTTAACAATCAATATATTTGACTCACGTTTTTTATTGTTGTAAAATATCAACAAAAGAGGACGGTGAAAACGCCAATAAACACCGCCCTCGCCAGAACTTGAAGTCCCTTGAAACAAGGGATGTTACAAGTGTATCATGTGAAAGGGGGATAAAAAACATGATGAAAAAAGACCGAATCAAAGAAATTTCGACACATTTATCAGTCAACCGTACTAATTATATGTTAAGTTTTCGTGGAAATCTCCATGAATTTCTAAATGAACCGGACATGACGGTTTACAAGCTTGCTGATGAAGCTAATTTGCCTTATTCTACGCTTAATTCACTACTATACGGTAATTCTAACGACACGAAGCTATCGACCGCTGTTGCGCTTGCTAGAGCCTTTGGAATCAGTGTAGATGAACTGGTAGGTTGCGGCACTATGGAAGATAAGATGTTGGAATCTGTCAAGATATGCCGCAGTCTGCCGGAACACTCTCTGTACCTTATCCGTTACTTCATACGTCACCAAGCTAAAATCTATTCCAGTCTTGAAAAATCGCACAAGTATATTTCTGTCCTTAATCCACAACTTATGAATGGAATTATCGCAACCACAAATGCTGTGGAACCCATGTGCATAGACAACTTACCGGAAGATATAAAATCCAAGACTTATATCGGTTTGAAAATTCCCTGTGACTACTATATGCCGTTTTATCTTCCAAGGGAAATTATTCTACTTTCCGCGGATCGGGAACCACAAGACGGTGAACGATGTATTGTAACAAGTAATGGTGGGATATATATTGTCGTGAAAACCCATATAATTGAAGACGGTGTAAGAAAATGGAGATATGTTCCGCTCATGTCTCCGAATAGCATACTCCCGGAAAACATTATTGATGACATGATAGGATATGTGGTTGGTTTCGTCAATAATGACGGTGACTGGGGAATCAGATAAATAGATTAAGAGCATGGCTTTTACACCATGCTCTTTTTTGTTGTTATTTCGCAAATATTTTTTATGACTACTTCTGTAAATGGCAAGTTAAGTGGTTTGAAATTTGCATCAATATCAACATCTGTTACTCTGCTAGTGACAAATAGACAGTCATTATTAGGATCTTTATCTGACTTTGGATTACCAAGTAATGCTAACGTATTTGGCGTGTTCGTAAACTGTAATTGGGCTGTTAATGTGCGTCTTGCAATTAATGGTAATTTTTATGCATATCAAATTGCTACTGTAAGTAATGACGCAACATTTACCCTAAATTTTGTTGTAGCATATAAATAGCCTAATTTGCCAAGTATGAGAAACTGGCAGAATAATACCGTTCTGTCGAAAGATTTAATATTACTGCGCCATTAGATTTATTAATATAAAGCATGTGATTATCGCCATTTGTACCACCTGCTGCATTTGCTCTAACATACGTAGTTTTAGGGTAATATGTCCTTGCAATACTGGCAATAATTAATGATCCGCTAGACTGCTCAGATGTAATTTGTACGCCTAACGTTACAAATACTCTGTTACCTATTTTTGAAATTGTATTGTCAGATTCCCATGATACACAATTGACTAAAGTCAAATCGGTGTTCTGGTTTAACTTGCCATTTACATCACTTAATCCCCCAGTGATAGTCCCATCGCCAATAGTCGAAATATCGGTAGTTCCGATAAGGCCTATAAGTGATTTAAGGTTTTTTACAGCCAGTTTAAGTTTCCCAAAAATAGATGATAACTTTTCTCCTGTCGTTAATTCCTCTAAAGTTGTTGCTTCTTCAAACACCGCAGTCAAATTACTACCGTCACCAGTTTTGGTCAAATAGTTTGTCAAATACGTTTTAGGAATTGCATCTATTTTTTTATCAACGCTTGTTTTGTCATAATAATTTGTCAAATCAGAAACTTTTTTTGTAATGTATCCTACATCATTTTCTAATTCGCTAACTTTTGTTGGTATTCCTCCTGTTTGCTGTTTTGCTTGTTCCATATAATACTTTGCATTATCGGTATCTTCTCCTTCTCTTGTTCCGGTTCCACCTACGGCATAAGATTCAGCCAATACAGATTTTGCATTTGCGGATTGCGCATAAGCAGATGCATTTGCGGATTCTACTCTAATATCTGCTAAATAATTAGGCTGAAGCATATCATCTGTTACTGATCCTGTTTTTATCGAAAAAGAATAAGTCTTATTCTTTCCAGTACCAGTCACGGATACAGCTATGGTTGCAGAATCTTCAAATGTCAACACCGGAATCATAGAACCAATATCAGCTGTAAACTGTGTTCCATCTTCTGTAGTCATGGTAATGATTCCATCATTCCATCATCAGACATGGAAAAGCCAACAGGTATTTTTTCAATATTAAGGTCAAAAATTACTTTTTCACCGTTGTATTTTGTAATAGTAATAACACCGGTTGTTTCATCCATAGTCCAATCAGCAATATTTGCGTTTATTTCAGACTTGTTTACTTTTAACGCATCCTGTAATATGATACGGTTGTCCAACGCATCAATAGCAGAATCCATCTGATTAAGATTGTATGCATCTAAATCCGTGTTCTCACTTGGTAAATCTTCCCAGTTAATTCTGGTATAAACCTTATTCAGCGCCATCTGCAGATACCTCGCTTTCCTCTTTCATAATCTGCATATCTGATAACTGTTTAGTCTCCGAATACACTTCATACAGTACAAGCCTTTTCACCTCGATAGGCAACGGTGTTTGATTTAATACTGTCACAAGGTTGCTTTTTAATTTCTTAATCTCAAAATTTGCGGCCATATCAATTCTCCCTTACATAGATTTCTTTTCCTTGCTCTTCTGCATATGCATACAGATTTTTGCACAGTTCAGATACCTCATATCCGCTCTGTGCAACCACTGTATCCGACATGTCAATAAGTTGCTTCATAAACTCTTCAAAACCATCGCCATCTTCCGTGCTAAACAATGTGGCATTAATTTCCGTAAAAGTAGAAATTCCAATGGTAAAAGCTATATATTGCTGAATTTCTTGCCTTTCTTCCATTACTTCTTTCATTGTTTTTCCAATAATCGTTTGAAGAATAAATATTTTTTTTACCATAATAAATCTCCTACGTCATAAGTGTGACAATTCCAGATGTTGCAGTGAGCAAACCTCCAAGTGATGAAACTCCTGTAATAAAATTAACATTATGTCCAGGATAATCAGCAACATTGGCTGTTTGTGTTACCAAAGATACATCTGATACGGTTCCATTTATATAATTTTTTGTGACACTTAATGTGGCACTTGTCAGTACTGTCTTACTGCCTAATATTTGAGAAGTTGTTGATATGTTTTTTACATATTGTGAATCATATGTTGCTCCATTTCCTACCACTAAAATTCCGCTTACACTTACCATTGAAGCATCAATAGTAAGATATTGTCCCAATCCTTTTATAGATCCTGTGCTTTGCAATAGTTCGTTATAAAATTTAATTTCACCTGATGATACTTCTGTGTAACTTCCGTCTTCCCCTATAGACTTAAAACTACCAGTCATTACTGCGTTTTTAGCTGTTATAGTTCCATCTGCTGATATGCTACAGTTATCTGCTTCCAATACAAAACGGTTTCCAGAAATACTTACCTGTCCACTTTCAACACTTAACTGAGAACTGACATCACCTTTTGATACTTTTAATTTGATTTGGTCTGCCTGCAAAGATATTGCCGCTGCCAATTCTACTTCTGCATCTATTGCCCTTTTTGCTTCAAGTTCAATCTTCCCGGCTGTCTGTGTAATTTTTGTATCCAGTCCACTTTCAACATCCTTTATCTCAGACCGGGTCTCTTCAACATTACGCTCCAACTCATTAGTCTTTCCACGGAGTTGAATTATACTTTTGTTAATTCCATTTACCTGTTCACTGTACTTTGGAGATTTTCCGCTTGCTGATATGGTGTCTGTCGGTTGTTGGATTCCTTTGTATGTTCTGCTCAACACATAGCTTTCTATGATTTCTTTAGCCGTATATACATTGACTGCTTCTCCAAGGCTCAAACAAGGATTTCCTATTTTTTCACAGTTATAAGGTCTATATTTTACAACTTTAATAACCTCATACAGATTTCTTGCAACCGTTTCTAGGGCATCTGCGGTCATTCCATAAACAAGGAAATTATCTTGCAAAATATAACTGTTGTCGTTCTCGGTAATCTCTGTATCCGGGTAAACTGCACCAATATCATTTTCTGATTGTCTTATCTGCACTTTTGTAACTTTTTGGCAGACAAAATCTTCATATTTAACTGATTTGTATTTTCCACCAGTAACCTTTTCTTTTTCAGAACCTTTTCTAGGGTATAATCCTTTCTGTGGATATAATCCTTTTTGTGGATATAATCCGGATATTATTGCTTTAAGGAAAACATATTCAAATTTTCCATCATGGTTAATGTGACCAAAGCATCCATTTATTGAGCAGATTGCTTCCATGACCGTCTGTCCAGAAAGTTCACTTGGCTTTATGGTTTCTGCCACTTCCATGCTGTCATTAGGTAATGTGGTTGCTACTTGCTCAACACCAAAATATGAAAAAAAACTGTCTCTGAACTGCTTTAAAGTCAGAGGAAACTTCAATCCGTTATACCAGGAAGATACTTCTGATTCTCCAATATCGTATATAACGTCATATGCCGTCACATTCCTGTAACGCTTATCATCTGTTGGTTTATCGGAAATGACACGGTATTTGCCGAAAATAAACGGTGCGTCAACATGTCCATTAATCACAGCAGAAACATTTATCTGTTTCCCAATCATGCTTGTGAACACGTTGGAAATTTTGAATTTTAACTGTGATGCATTGCACTGTCCAAATGTAAGGTAATCATCATCACATAGTATTTCTTTTAATTCAAACTGTTCAAAATGGATTTCGCTGTTGGTGATTTTTACAGACTTGTCCTCTGTTTCAATCGTGATTTCCTTTTTGGATGCGCTTTTATCAAACAAATCCGCATAGGTATAGTTACTCATTCGCTACACCTCCGACAAATGAAAATTCTATCTGATTGTATTTAATCTCTCCGTCATAAGTTCCGTAGATTGTAGGCTTTATATCAGCCATATATCCATATTGTGTGACATATTGACCTAAAAATGGAATGTATGCCGTGATATTGCACCCCTGTTCCGTTGCATCAATAAAGTTTCTTCGTATCCCGGACAGTAACTCTTGCAAATCGTCATCCGTCAGCATCGCAGGCGTTGAAAAATCAACACTTAATGCTTTTAGCTCCACAGCATTTCTATGTACGTATCCATTTGCATCAGTCCACGGGTCTACATCTTGCATATTTACAGCTGGCTGATAACTTTCAGCGGCTATAAATCTTGACTGGTCAATAACGTAATCTCCAATTTTTAAAAGCCATCCTTGATATGCTGACATACGCTCACCGCCTTATTGCATAAAAATAGACAGCACCCATTCAGAGTGCTGTCTGTGTTAAAATACATATACATTCTTGTGTTTTTGGTTAAATTGCTCTTGACCGTATTGTCTTGCTGCAATTCCAATTTGATCGGTTGTTATTCCAAACTCTTTTTCAAGGATTCCTTGCAGTAACTGATTATTTTGTTTCAGAAGTGCAATTTCCTGTTGTGCCGTGGAATTGATGGCATCTTTGATTCCAGTGATTTCAACTCCACCGGCAACCGCTGTCTTGCCGCCTACTGTCCCGGCAATCTCCGGTACACCATTCTCTCCTGCCATGATCATCGTGTATCGGCTCGGAAAGGTAACACCCGACTGGCTTGAAACTTATTCCTATAGCTTCAGATATGCCACTAATCAGACCAAAACCATCAATAAAAGCGTTTATTCCATCAATAATCAGATTTACGCATCCCTCTGCTATGGATACAAGGTTGTTAAATGTTCCTTTGAAAATGTCTTTTATTCCGTCCCATGCTTTTCTCCAGTTTCCAGTAAATACACCGGAAACAAAATTAATTAGTCCTTTTAATTTTGTTCCAAGGTTTTTGATAATATTACCTATTGCGTTAAAAACAGTTTCAAAAGCAGGTTTTAAATCTTCCCACAAATGAGTGACTATGGGAGATAAAACATTGTCCCATAAGAAGTTGAATACTTCTATTACTGGTTTTACTTGTTCTACCAGAAAATTCATGGTATCGACTATCGCATCAAATGCAGCTCCTAAAACACTTCCTAATGCTTGTGCCAAAGGAACTACTACATTTTTCCAAAGTACCGTAAGTATATCAGTAACAATTTGAATTGCAGGCTTTAAGATATTTCCAAGGAATGTTCCAAACGGAACAAGCACTCCATTCCAAAGATTTTCAAAAGCACTTTGCAATTTCGGAAGCACTTCTTCACCAACATATTTTAATGCGGGATTTAGCATATCCTGCCATATGCTTGTGAATGCAGTCTTCAAAAATTCTCCTATCGGAGTAAGCACATCTACAAGCCCTGTCCATGCATTCTGTAAATCTGGTATAACCGTTGTTGTCAAAAACTCCATTGCAGGAGTTAGGTTATCCGCAATGGCTGAAATTGATTCCTTGAAACTATTTCTAACATCCTCGTTTGTCGCATATACAAGCGCAAGTCCTGCTACAACCGCTGTGATAGCCGCTGTTGCCGCTACTGCTCCTGCACTAATACCACCAAACAATCCGGTTGCTCCTGCTGCTGCCGCTCCCCCTGCTCCTGTTGCCGCTCCAGTTCCTAATAGACTTCCGAGAATTGTTTCTCCGATTCCTGCTCCTGCCTTACCGCCCATTGACAAGACAATAGAATCTTTTATTGCTTTCCACAGAATATCTCCCAAGCCAGTGAATTTCAAAAGCCCTATTGCTGTCAGAATCGTGGTTTCGATTGGTGCAGCATCGAAACTTCCTTTCCACAGTTCGATTGCCGCTGTAATTGCTTGTCCTATAAAGTTTCCGGCAGATGTAAATACAGCAGTCCAGTCAATACCAGCAAGAAACTGTCCTATGTTTTGACCAATCTGATACCAGTCTACAGATGCAATAGCATCGGACATCCAGTTAAATATCCCTGTGACAATACCGGATAAATCTTGTCCTGCTTCGAAGAAATCACCATTGAATAAATCTTTGAATAACTTTTTCACAGGCTCAAGAAGTTTTTCTATCTTATCAGCCCAGCCAAGAGCTGTATTCTGCATCTTGTCAAATGCTTCCTGCCATACTTTTTCGTACTCTGCAGTAGCATCCATGATTTCCTTGGTAAGGTCAATTCCTGTTCCACCAGCACCACTTCCGGAACCACTGGATTTTGGTGTGGAAATAACTTTCAATTTATCAAATGCTCTGATTCCGCTTTGAGCATTTTTTGCGCTTGTGCCAACTTTATCCAGCGCATCTGCCGTATCTTCCAAATCTTCATTGTACCCGGATACACCTTGACCGAATGACGAAAAGTCAATCTTGATTCCCAGTAAATTTGCAACACTAACAAGCAGTCTCTTAATCGCAATTACGACACCGTTAATAACAGGAAGTACTTTCTGCAATACCGGAATAAACAACTGACCCAGTACCATACCAGCTTCTTTTACGTTGTTAGTAAACTGGCGAATCATATTACTTGGAGAATTGATTGTATTCGCTAAATCTCCCCATGATACTTTGGACTGGTCTAAGATTGCAAGTAAACGCAACTGCTGTTTCTCTGCCTGTGACATTTCAGATACAGCTTTTTCAATGCCGTATTTGTAAGCATAAGTCTGTAAGGTGGCATTCGTGATATCAATACCATACTTATACAGTGCTCTTGACTGACCGATCAAACCGGACTGTAAGTTTGTTGCAACTGTACTAAAATCCACGTTAAACAGGGAGGAAATATCACCGGCAAGCATTGTCATGGACTTTGAAATTGCCGTAGTAACTTCTCCGGTCTGCCCTAAAGAGTTGGTAATAGATGCAAGTTGTGAAGCGTACTGCGTAATCTCCTGTAAATTCAGTCCCAGGTTTTTCATTCCGCTTTCAGAAATCAGCCCACCGTCTACATCTACTTTCAGACCGGACATTTTTCCAAGCAGTTCATTTACACGGTTTCCGAAGCTCTGCGCATAATCCTCTGCGTTGTCGTAACCGAATTGTTCAAAATCCTTGCCCCATTCCTTTCCTACTTTGTTAAATGCTACCGTGTAGTAGTTAAATGCTTCGATATAGTCCGTAGTTCCCTCTATAGACTTCCACAGGCTTTTAATTCCACGGATCACAAGGAAATATGTTGCGTAGAATCTGCCGAAAGCCGCAGCAAGACTGAATGTGCTTTTCGTGGCTCTTCTTGCGCTTACCGTATAGGTGTTCAGATTACGACCTAAAGAGTTTGCGGCTCTGCCGGATGCCGCACCAGTAGATGCCAGTCCTGCCAGTGCATTTGTCATGCGGATAATGTTCTCACTGACATTCGGAGCGGTTGAAAGAGTTGTAAATAACTGCTTCAAATTCTTTGCCAGTAAAGGAATGTTCGTGATTGCTCTGCCGGATGCCACACCACCAAGTCTTGAAATCGAAGATGCTATGCTCGCAATATCCCCTACTCCATCTACTTTAGTTCCTGCCATGTCAGCAGAAAATGTCTTCAGTGCAGATGAAATTCTGCTTAATCCACTTGCATCTATTTTCCCCATTCTGTTAATGGAATTTGTCAGTGTGGAGATATTTTTAATACCGCTTGTATTCATGGAACTGGCGGCATTTGCGATACTCTGTATGCTATTAGAAATGCTTGTCAGTTTGGATGTATCAATAGACAAGCTTCTCTGAAAATTCGTAAGACTTGATGCAAGTTTATCCAGTGCATTTTTGGCTTTGTTCGCATCCGCACTGATTTTTATTTGAAGATTATCAATATCTGCCATATCGCACCGCCTTTACCGCAATAAAAAAGGAAGTGTCTGCCACTTCCAAGAAAAAGAGCGGTAAGCTGTGACACCTACCGCTCCTAAAATTACTTTTTGAGATATGCCCTTGTAACCGCACCGACTTTTCCATCTACAGTGATTCCAACACTCTTTTGGAATGCTTTTACTGCATCAGAAGTGGTTTTTCCAAAATATCCGTCAATGTTCGTCTTACCTTTCGCATTTACAGACGGCATAAAGCCTTTCCTTACAAGTTCGTACTGCACCCACTTGACATCATTTCCCTTCATCATTGCCAGACGCTTGTAATAAAGAAGTCTTTCCGGCTCTGTATAAGGGTTTCTATATCTTGTAGAATCCTCATATACGGCATCTAACTCCTTGTACCATACATTCATGTCCACATTTCCTGCAATGCCGCCTACACGCCCTTTAGAAGTATACTGCCATCCTACCATGTTCGGTACTTGCGGTTGATACTTCACATCACACTTGCCGTTATTCTTGCCGTACCGTGCGATCCACATGGGATAACTCACACCGCCATAAGGCTTAATGTATGTCTTGTAAAAACTTTCCCCAGTGTATACACCGAACTGTAATCCTGCATCGGTGATTACCTTGCCGTAAGCATTGATAATGGAAATCAGATTCTTACCGAGATTCTTCATCACGGCATCTTCAACATCCATCCAAACCATAGGCTTACGGTTTCCAAGAATTGCAAGAACTCTCTTAGCATCAGAACGTGCTTTTGCCACAGTGGTAGCATAGCTGTAGTTATACACGCCTTGCACTTTCATTCCGTATGCTTCACAATTTTTACAGTTCTCTTCAAACTTCTTGTCCGGGTTCAAATCCTTACGGATGACTTTCAGAATAGCAAAATCAATACCGTTCTGTTTTACCGCCCACCAGTTAATCGTCCCCTGGTATGAGGACACATCAATTCCTGTTAAACTCATGTTTGTTTCTCCTTTTTTGGATGTGATAATTCAAAATTAGCTTGCATTGCCATAAGTCCTGCGAGAAACGCTTTCCTTTGCTTCTGAATTTCTTTTTCATTATTAGCAATGTCAGCACGTTCTATAATAGGCTTGTCAATATACTTCGATTGTGCTTTTCGACCGTTTAGGCAATGGTCTACGGCAACAGATGTTGCTGCTAGTCCATATTCTCCCCACCACATCCACATTTCTCTGTCTCTCTGCTTCATTTCTAGCTTGTACGCTTCTGCATAAGGCTCTAAATCCGCAGGGCAGGAAGAATCTATATCTTTTACTGTAAATCCGTATCCTTTTGTGCATAAAAGCCACATAGGACGTACTTCTTTACAGTATATTTCCCATGTTAGTTCTCTGACTTCTCCGGTGCTTTCTTGGAGTTCTTCTCCTGCTCCTGTTTCAGGAGCTTCGCTAAAAAACCGTTTTCAAGCAGTTCTCCTTGCACATCAGCAAATAATTTCTGAATGTCAGATTCGTCAGAATCGAAATAATCATCAAGCATAGAATAAACCTCGCTTAACTTTGCTTCTTTCTGCTCTTTGTTGTAAGGGTCGAAACCGTATTCATCAAAGTGGTATTTCTGTAAACCGACAAGAATCAGTTCCGGCAGTAACATGAGAATGTTATTCACGGATTCAATGCCGTCTTCCTGATTTTCAAGGCTTGCCAGTTTCTTGATAATGTTGTTTTTTACGGTTGCTTCGTAACCAAATTTAATGTTCAGTTCCTTTTCTCCAAATTTTACTTTCAGCATATTTTATCCTTTCCCCAACATTTTGTTGGAAAGGAGCCGCCCGAAGACGGCTCTCTTTTTGCTAAATTAATGTTTCATCTACCGCTTCATCAAAGTCAGCCACGGCAGTGTTATTTGTTTCTGACTGACTTGCTATTCCCCCGTTGTCAGTGCAACGGTAGCATCCAATCCCTTGTATTCCTCAATGGTAAGATTCATTTCGATCGTCAGAAGTTCGTTCTGTCCGATTTCGGGTTGTGGAATCTGCTCGGGCGGCTGTGCAACAACGAAGAAAGATTTATCTTCTCCGGGAATAACGGTTTCAAACCACATTCTATTTCCACCAGTAAGAGCTTTATAGGCTGTGATAAGTGCAGTCCATTCAGCAACAGTCTCTGATGTAAAGTTGACTGTGACTGCAAAAGAACCGCCAGTATCTGCACGACCTTTTACATATCTGGTGATTGCATCTTCTAACGCAGAAGCATCAATCTGTTCCGGTTCAATGTTGATGCCGCCAATGGCATTAATTCTTGTAAGTTGCTTAAAACTTGTAGGTTTTGTTCCGGCGGTTGTCTCTGTACCATATCCGAAAGTAATACCTAAAGTAGAAATTCCGGCTGCTGCCATAATTTATACCTCCTTAAATTTGCATAAAAAAATAGAGCCATATGGCTCTAATAGTTACAATGTATCATCAGCACCTACTGTTCTTCTGAACCGTGCAGTGCTTCTGTATGTGTCCTGCGAAGTATTATTGAACTCTGGCATGGAAGTTATTTGAAATCGCAGACGTTTGAAAAGTCCGGCAACCGTAGACATGATAGCTTCGGCTTCTTCTTGACTTTTGTTGGTTATCACATCCACTTGGTACGATGCTGTGATTCCATTAACAGACCGTCCTTCAAGGTCTTGTCCTGTCTCTGTGAACGGCATAGCATGAAAGTACACCGTAGGGAATGTAGGGTCTGACAAATCCTTGCTTTTGTCCGTCACATAAGCTTTAGGATGGCTCTGCGGTATCTTCATTTTTAAGTACGATGCAATCTTGACTTTGAAATCTGATACCCACTGATATTCATTATCCACTACCAAACACCACCTTTGCTGTCTGTGATACAATATCACGAAGTTCTATTGCAGTCAGGTACATAAATGGTCTTGACGGCATACCTTCCGTAAAATACCATTTACCGTCATCCGCAGGATAAAACCATCCATATCTTCCATCCGCAAGTTGCCTTATGGTTTTTCCGCTTGCATACTGCCAATCAACACCTTCCGGTAGATTTCCTTTGTACGGTGATTGCTTTCCGACAACACCAGTACCAAACTCCACGAAAGCCGCATGGTCTGTACCTGCAACCACCGCCCAAACACCGCCACCTTTTACGGATCCAACATATTCCGAATTGATGCTTTGCAAAAGTTCCGATGTAAAGATAGCATCAAGGTCAGCAATCTGCACTTTAGCAATCTCTACGCCCTTTTTTGCCAGTGTTTCAGCCAGTAGCCTACATTTATACTCTAAACTATTTTCATAGTCTCTAAGAGCCTTTACAGCCGCTTGTATGGACTTTTGGTCAAACAGATTGATGTTGATAGGTTTAGCCATAGCACACCTCACAGAATGTCCAATTCCTTGAACACTTCAAGCATTTTAGGAAATTGAATAGCAATCCAGTCTACCATTTCTTCGTTAAAAGACCAACCACGATCAACATTGTATGTATTGTTTAGTAGTCCACTTTCACTCAAAAACGCATGGACGATTTCATGCCTTACGGTTTTGTTACGCATCCACACAAAATCTCTGATGTCATCATCTTTTCTCTTCTCTTTCAATATAAAAATTTCTTTAGAGGAATAGTCACAATAGCCATTACATTCTTTTAACTCTGCGTTTTCTTCCTCTGTGCGAAACATGAGAAGATATTCTGTTCCCAAAACATTGATTTTCTTATCTTCCATATCACTTCACCGTCTTCTGCAACAAAAACAAATCTGCTGTCAGTCCTTCGTCTGCAACGCCTTTGACAACATAGTCCGCAGTCTTGTTGTCCACAAGTCCGTCATCGTCACGACCTACTTCTGACTTCTTCCAGATAACATCTCCTGCCTTAATCGGCAAATAGCCTTTATCGGTCACAATCTGGCAATACGAACTGGAATCATCAATACCAAATTCTTTTACCAGTACTTCCGATAGCTTATTACTGATGTTGGCAGAAAAAAAGACGGGTTCAGAATATCCGGTAGTTTCTCTCAAAACAACCGGAATCCTTTCTCCGTCCATCTCGATGTACTTTATTTCTCCGTTTTCGTCCCGGTCATAAATCGTGACTTTTTCTCCCTGCCTTGAGTACTTCATTTCCTGCTTGTTAATGTCAAGCATCTTTCTTCACCTGCTTGTAAATCTGATTTACACCAGTGCTTGCCAAACCGGAAACAATTCCGACCGCAATTGCATTCAGCACATCATTTGCCGGGAAATCCGGAATAACATACATTCCTACTACTCCGAGAATGCCACCTACAATGCCGACAACAACCGGAATGTAATTATCCTTAATAACCGGAATAAGCTTCGCTCCAATACCGGCAAGATAGCAAATAACCACGATTGCAACACAAGTTCCTACCTGTGAAAAATCCATCATTCCTTACCTCCGTTCTCTTTAATGTTAAGTCTTTCCTCAATTCCATCAAGTCTATGATGCGCAGATGCCGTACTGGCTTCAACCTTTGTCAGCTTCTGTTCATGCTCTGCAAGCTCTTTCTTCATCTCTGAACGCTCGCTTTTCATTTCATTGATAGTATCAAGGATGGTGTCCAGTTTCATGTTGATGCGTGTGTTTTCTTTCACACGTTCCTCAATATCCTTTGTGTCTGTTCTTTTGCTATTTTTCAGACCAATGTAGACGGAAAAACCGAGTGATAACACGCTTATAATGATTGCTGTAGATAACTCTATAGTCACATCATATACCGCCTTCCTTGTTTGTTGGCACACCGCCCACCACCCTTAAAGTGTGCCGCCTGCAACCTTATTACCGGAATCAGTAATATGGTCACGCACAATCTTCTAAACCCCTCGATTTCGATGGGGTTATAAAACTTTTGCAAATGGAAAAACACCAACAAACAGTTCTTCCCGGTCTCTCCATGTTCTCGACACTCCATTCTCTGAATAGCTTGCCATGAAGTTTTCACCGGCTTGTGACCTGTCGTACACGACAAGATTAACCACCACAGACTGAAATTTTTCAATATCCGCGGCAATCTTCTCTTCCGTGTAGCTTTCCGGGTACATTCTTTTTGCTCTGATGTCGGCTTCTGCTTGACTGATAAGTTGTTCCAAGAGAGGGTTTTCTTCCAAATGGTCAAACACGACCTCGGAGCCTTCAGAATCACTTTTAGAATCAATATGAAATTGTTTCAGACGGATTTTTACTTGCTCCAAAGTCGTATATTCTGCCATGTGCTACCTCTTATTCATCCTTTGCAGTTACCGTAGTAATACCTGCCTTTACTGCTCTGTAATTAGGATCACACTCGATAATCATAATTTCCTTGCCGGTTGTTGCTTCAATTTCAGAAGTGCCATCCCAAGTAGCATACGTCTTTACATTTCCAAGATAAGAAGGTAATTTACAATCATCTGCTACCTTGTATTTGTAAGAATTGTCGCCGCTTTTTGCAGGGGAAACGCTTACTTTCGTGTATCCATTAGTTGTTTGGCTTGCAGTGCTGTTCACTACCAATGTATCCAAACCGCTTTCTCCTTCGGTTAAAGTACCGATTACGATTCCATAAGGGTTAGGAATTACAGGAATAAACACGCCACTAGCCTTAGTCCACTCAGCAACCGGATCGGGAGTTGCCCACTGGGAAATAGTAATGAATTGCTTTTTGGACAGGCTTGTAAATGCACTTGCTTTTTCTTCTTCCGGAGTTACGCCCCAAAGTCCAGTACCAATCTTTCCGTTTCCAGTAGATACATAAAGAGTAAATACATTATCCGGTAAAAATCTCTTAGGAGTTCTTGTGGTATTTTCCTTGTTGGCAATTCCGTACATATCATCATCAATTACCATGTTCAGACCATACAGGCTAAGTAACAGATTTGACACTTCTGCCGGAGTAATTGCCATTCCAACGAAATTAACTCCCTTAATAGCTTTCATGATTCCTTCATTCTTAAGCATATAAGAGCGCATTTTGGTGGAAGTCAGTGCAGTATTGACAACATATCCTTTGTCAAGACCCATCTGAACCATGTCTGCAATATCTCCAAGGATATCATGGGTAGGATCTTCCCAGCCTTTCAGTGCCTTGAACTTATTTACTTTGAAGTCAATAGCAAAATTGAGACCATTTTCGTTAATGGTCATCTTACCAGTAGACATAACCTCCATTTTTGCGATTTCAGTTCTTGTCTTAACGGAATCAGACAGCCGACCCATATCGTCATATACATAGTCAATCAGATTGCTTTCTCTTACGCCATGATTCAGTAACTGGCGTAATCTTTCAGACTGGTTGATTTTTTCCTTGATCAGCAGCTTTTCTACGCTTACTTTTTCAAATCCAGGTCTTACACCAATAGCAGCTTCGGTATCAAATGCGTGTACCATTGCTGCGGTAGGAAGATCCATTCCCTCGGAAAGTCTTTCGTACTCTGCTTCAAGGTTTTCTGTCTTAACGTCAGGAAAAAGTCGATCACCTACATAATTTCTTGCGATAGAATAGTTCTGGGAAAAATCCAATCTATCCTTGTCTGTAATCATTGTTAATACACTAGGCATACTGTTCTTACCTCCGTAATTTAATCAAAGCAAATGCCGCTTGCTTTAAGTGCGGTTTCGGCATTGGTATCTACTGCAACAGGCAAATTTGCCTTAATAACACGGCCCGCAATAATTACAGAAATAGGCTTCTTTTCGTCATCTGTAATATCAACATCTTCAAAGACAATTCCCTTTGCAGAAGCGTCATTTGTGGGAACCACAGTTCCTGCCTTGATAATCTTCTTATCATCTACCTGTGTTGCCATTGCCTGTGTTCCCTCAAAGGTTTTTAACACAAGTCCGACTTCACTTGCTAAAATATTTACACCAGAAGTGTAAGTAGTGGTTTTCATGTAAGCCATAACGTTTATACCTCCTTGCTTACTGTTTGATTACATAGCGCTGATTATATTTCTTTGCCATTTCAGCACCTTTACTTTCAGTTCCATCATTGCCGCCAGCACTACCACCGCCCGGATTTGTGGTTCCGTTTGCGATTTCCTGCTCTTTAGCCTGTGCCGCAGCAGTCTCTTTATCAGAGATAATTTTTCCGAGTACTTCGTAGTCAAAACTGCCGTCATCCTTGATAACCTGTGATGCCTGTTCAGCAGAAATGTTAAACTTGGATGCCGCATTGCTTCTCTGATTCGCAATAGCTTGTGTCTTTTCAAGTTCTGCGATTTTTGCATTTGCAGAATCAAGGTCTTTTTGCAGTCTTTCCGAATCGGATAAATCCTTATCTTTCATGGCTGTGTATTCCTTTTCCAACTCACGCAGTCTTGTCAACTCTTCACTGTTTTTGTTTGCTTTTGCGTTTGCTGCCTGAACATCCTTGCCGTTTTCGGCAATAACCTTTTCAATCTGTTCATCAGTTAATCCCATTGCCGCTAAATCTTCTCTCTTCATAAATTACCTCCGTTATGTCCTACGTTTTTTTACGGTGCAACGACACCGAGTGACATTGCCGATTTGTACGCTCACGGCTTTGCGAATTTTTATAAAATAAAAACAGCTACCTATTTCTAGGCAACTGTCTTATTTTGCATTTGTTTTACAATTTCCTGTGCTTTTGCCATCTGCTCTTCCATGTTGATAATGTCAGCAGTTTTCCACAGAGCATCAAGGTAAGGTTTGGAAAGGTTGAAAGTCTTTTCACAATCTCCCCAAAGTCCAACTGTTTTGATTGCAATAAGCGGATGAATACCACACTGCAGAAGTTGCAGTAATGTCTGCGACTTGGTATACATATTATCTTGTGGACTGTGGTTGATCTGCACATCAAAATCTCTAAGAGTGATTTTCAGATCCTCTTTCTTAATGCGGATAACATTCAGCGCAACCTTGGCCAGTCTCTTCTCTGCTGTCTTAACAACCGGATCCTTAAGCCTTGCTCTTGATTTTGAAAAATCCCATCCGTTTCTCAGCTCAACCGCACCCTGCGTATCACCGCCAGTGTTTCCTTGCTTGTTCGGTATTCCCAAAATTGAAAGTGCGCTGTCTGTTAAATCATCCTTGGAAACCTGTGTCTGCGTTTGGTCAAGTTCCTGTGACATGATATCCACATCAGACTTATTGTCTTTATTTATTGACTTTACAACCAACGCATGGTTCATCTTCATTTTTTTGAACTCTTCTTCGTCAATCTCGCAGTTTACAAATTTGTACCATGCCTGGATAAACTGCTCTATGCCGTCCATTCTGTTTGACTGCGTATTATTGATTGCATCCAACAGATCTATAACAAGTTCAATATCAGACAACCGCTCATGGTTGTTCGGAAATTCTACAATCGGAATACCACCAAATCCGTGAAGTTTCCATGTATCAGGAACAACCGCACTGTTTTTTATCTTACATTCATAGGATTCCGTGTAGCATAGTTTGTACCACTCGCCGTTTTCATCTTTTAATTCCTGTACCGCCAAAATCGGTTCTTCGGAACTGCGGTTGTAAATGACAAACGTGTTCAGAGGATTAGGTGCAACCACACGGATAGGCACATCTCCATTCACAATCTGTATAGCTTTGAATGATGTTCCGGTTGCCGACTGCCACTCACCAGCTTTTATGTCTTTCTCATGCTTATTTGCATCTGCTAAGTAATCATTCAGTTCATCTACTGCCTTATTTACAGCTTCATCATCTTTTCTGCTGACAAACTGAATAGGCTCTCCGTAAGTCTGACCGACCTTGAACTGTACCCACTCATAAGCATGATTCTCAACGATTTTGTTCGTTATATCCTCATTTGACAGCTTTGTTCTGTACAGTACCGGCTGATCTCCTTTGTAGTACTCCCACAAGTACTTGATAACTGACTTATTGTAATTAAAAACACCGATGCAATCACCAATAACCTTTACAATGTTGTCTGCGGTTATCTGCTCTACATCCGTATATGCAATTTTTCTACCGTGACAACCCTTTACAAGGTCTTGAAATTTCATAGTGTTCATATTTTCACCTACATAAATGTAATTCCGCTGCTCTGGTCTCTTTTGGGAAGTTTCTTAATCTCACGTTCTCCGGTCTCCGTATGGTAAACAACCATCTTATTGCAATTCCGGCACTTATATGTCTTGTCGATGTGTGATTTTGAACTGCATTCACCGACCAACCGTCCGCATCCCGGACAGTACACTCTAATTTTTTGGTTAAAAATCATAAATACCTCTTTTCTGCGCACAAAAATACCGCCCACATAACGTAGACGGTATTTCCGGTCATTCACCTTTTAGGAGGATTAGAAAACATCTTAAATATTTTCGTCAGTTTAACATTACCATTTTTTATATATGACATTCAATGACATCATTCATTCAAATATCCTTCTCCGTATTTCTTTTCAAACTGTTTCAATGCAGTTCCGTGAAGTCTGACAACCTGTCTCCATGAATATTTCATTTCTGTTGCGATCACTTCAAAAGTTTTCTTTTCTATGTACCTTGCGAACAGAATATTGTATGTGTTTTCATCTTCCATGCTGTCTATCTGCTGTATGATTTTTTCTTTTTTATCGACAAGTTCGTCCACCATGCCATCTATTTTCCGTTCCATTTCATCAATTTTGGCATATTTTGTTCCTATTTTGTCAAAATTCGGTGTAGTCTGTACCCTTTCACCGCTTTGCGGAGCAGATATGCTTACCGCCATATCTTTGAGTTGTGCGATTTCCGTGAGTTTATTATTTATCATCCGATTAAGGCGGCTTATTTGCCCTAAATATTCTTTGGTTGTCATATCAATACCTCCGTCCGAAAGAGAATGGGTTTTGAATTGCTTCTGCTCTTGCCATTCTTTTATTTCCGTAAATCATGTCACATAGTTGTGCCGTAGAATCTATCCCGTCATCATGCTTCATTTTCCCTTCAAAAGTAGCAGACAAAATATTTTGAAAATACTTTCTGTACTCTTTTTTTTGATATTTCATGTCCACAAAATGAAGTTTTCGTATGTCTGGAGCATGATTTTTGATTCTATCCATTTTTGCAGTCTGATTGTCTGCCGGATCATGACTTGTGTTAATAGGATATCCGTCTTTTTCCCATATCTTTTCACAATCTGTACGGTATGCTGATGTTGTCTTTGTTTCCTCAAAATGGACTTCTGCTGTCTTATTATTAAATTTATCTAAATGTCTTTCCATTCGTGAAGTAACTTCCGGTATGGTAATTTCCTTATCACCGTCATTGTAGACAACATCAGTAATATAATGTTCTCCGTCAATCTCATAGCAGATAGGCATTGATACAAAATCACCGCCACCATAAGCAGGGTCATTAGCTGCAAATATCCTATCAGGTCTTATTCCTTCAAGTTCTGCCGGATTAAAGAAATTCATCATATCGACATTGAACATCTGACCTTTTCTTTCAATAGGCTCCTGTTGATACTGTGCAAACCATGATGCCATATCGTCATTGTTTTCAAAAGATGCCATACGTCTTTTGTAATCAAGAGTTGTATATCCCAAATGATACGGATAATCAAAATTGCTTTCTCCGTTTTCATTTAGGGCAGGAATAATAACCTCTCTGTGCCGTATGCCTTTGTATTCAGGATCATTTTGTAATAGGTCTAAACGTCTACCTTGAACGTCCTTTTTCGCCCAACGTGTTCCTATCCCCAACAATTTAGCCTTTCCAGGCTTAATTCTCGGCATAAAGTTGTTGTCGAATTTTCCCCATACAGTATTTTGCCTATCTTCACTCAATGCTTCATCAATACCGCTGAATAAGTCATCATAAACTCCAAGCCCGTCACAGTCACAAGCACCATTCAATGTTCCGTAAATGCTTCGCAT